GTAGGAAAACTCAGTAGAGGCCTCAACTTGAGCAGAAACCTTAAGATCGAGCCACTTCTTCATAAGAGAAACAGGAGCTTCCTTAGGAAGTTCGACTCCGGGAGGAAGTAGGGGACTATAGGACTGAGCTGGAACATCAGCGTCTTCAGGGTCAAGAGGCTCCTGATAAAATTCATCATCAGGGTCGCTCACCGCAAGCTTGGGCACAAGATCGAGACAAAAGAGCTCAGAGTCAATGAGGAAGTCGAGGAAGTCGTCTATCTTCTTACGCGGCGAGAAAGGGGCTGCATTTGATGAAAGGCGGGAATTGCGCCGGGGATATGGTATACCGGCGGCGGATAGGGTTGCCGGGAAACGATCAAGATACTTTTCCACCGGTTCGTGTTGAAAGTTAGGTGAACGAGTAGGAACAGGGATCGTGAGAGGGCGCGCGCCCGCGCTAGAGGGCTCTCCAGGAACAAGTCGGACAACTTCCATAGAAGGTAAGTAGGAAATGCTGACGGAGCGATTCCAACACGCAGATCGCGTGGCAACGCAATCAGGATAGCGAATAGCCAATCGCCCAAGGGCATCGTGTACAACGCTAAAATGAGCAAAGGACTCGGGATCAATGAGAACGTGAGAGCCAACAGAAGTGGTACCAAGGGGATGATATCCCTTATGATGTTCACACAGGGCCAAAGATGTTCTGGTTGTAAAGCCAAACGCATCAGTCTCATCCGTACACAAGCATCGGAGGCATAGATCGAGAATGTACCCCATATTAAGAACAGAGTGGACAGTAAGGGGTAGGTCGCAGCCAGGATGAATGAGAGGAGTAGAGGGATAGATAGAAAGATCAGTTGAAGTAAGATGAACAATCGAAGGGAATTCAAACTTCGCAACCAAAGATGAAAGAATGGTTGTAGGTAGGGATCCAAGAAGTTTGCAAGGACAACTGAGTAAACCCACCAATTCAGAAGAAGCGGGTAAAGGAGCGGGAGGAGAGGAGACAGCATTGAGGGAAGACGCGGTTGTGAAACGTCCCTCCATGTTCATTTTGCTGTAAATCCCGGCTTTGATAGTTGGATGGATGTTACCATTATACCGCCCTTATGTCAGGGGGCCACCCGTCTACAGAGAAAGACAGTGAGATTAATGGGGACAATAGCATCCTCCATGCGCAGTTTGACGACTGCGCGCAGTACCAGGGGCCGTCACGAGACGGACGAATGATCGCGAGCTCAACAGAGCCAGAGCGATGCAAGGAAACGACACCTTAGCCGGGTTAGGTGTGAATCCGAATCAAACTTTCCGGATCAGGGGGATGTGAAGTTATCGACTCCCAAAGAAACGGGAATGAAACTGTAAAGACCGTACGAGCAGACACACACAATACGACAGAAACACTCCTTGATTCTCGCAACTGTCATGGACAATTAGAGCTGGAAATCACGCGTAAGTCACGTGTATCCCGCCAGGCGAGAAGCCTGACTATGCGCACAAGAAAAAGTGTGCATTGGATCTGGATTTTATGTTACAGTACTAGACGGGACTAGTATTGGCAAAAAGGCTATTTAGGGTTTTTGTATGGTTTTGTAGTTTTTATAGTTTTGGTTTGAAAATATAGTACAGTGAAAGGGTTAGTAATGCGAACACACTCTACTGGCTTACAAACAGAGAGTATAGTGTTGTGTCTATCGCACAAGGACACAATTGGCCCTAATCATACTGACCAGAGAACATCCGTATCAGCTAATAGAGGGCTGCACAAACTTGACTATACG